AAGAGAAAAATAAAGGCAATAATATTGACGAAGCCACTGCTAGACGAATGATTCACGATGAAGCCAAAAAAAACTCAATGGGTCTAGATGAAAAAGGTGAAAAACTTAAAGATACAGAAGTTGCAACTACTTTAAACAAAGCTAACAGTACATTAAAAGATATGTCTGCTGGTGCATCTAAAACTTTTGGTGAAATGGTCAGAACCGGTAACGACTTTGTTAAAGAATGGGACGGTATAAATGGCATATTGCGAGCTAGGAAACAAGAAGAAGCAACTCCTGGTGCACTTATTAAAGAAGCTGCAGGTTCTTTTAAATCTCCAATTAGTATTGGCCATGCATATCAGGACGCCAATAAAACCGCACGTGAAGGATCAGTATTGCCATCTGATGCCGACGCAGCTAAGTCGCCTGCAAAACATTCGTTTGCTGGTGGTACACCTGAATTTGAGAAGTTTTTATCAGGCGGCGGCGGCTTTAAAGACATGTTTACGCCGTTTGATCCAAAAGGCGAGCTTGCAGAGCTACACGGCAATGAAATTGTAGCAAACGAAGATCAAATGAAACGGTTTGTTCAACAAATAATGCCTCCTATGTCGCCATCGGCTGAACAAAAACAATCAAAATCATCAACACCGTCTACTACAGATGTTAAAGATGCTACAAAATTAGATCAAGTTCCTGCTACACCACAATTAACTGATATTAGCAAAACATTTACAGATATTAATACTGAAATGAAAGGTGTTGCTAAACAATTTAACGAAATTGCTGATAAATTTAAAAACATTACCTTTGCTCCTCAAGCAAAAGAGATGCATGAAACAGTTTCTAAGGCAATTGAAAAAGCTACCCCGCAAACTAAAACTACAGAAGTTAAACCAGTTGAACCACCTAAAGCTGAAGTTAAACCAGTTGAACCACCTAAAGCTGAAGTTAAACCAGAAGTTAAACCAGCTGATTCTAAACAATCAGAAATAGCAAAAGCTGAAATAACACAACTAGCTACTACTATTAAAGCTGGTATCGCTAAAGAAGAAAAAACAGAACAAAAACCTGCTGAAAATCCGTTTAAATTAGTAGAGCAACAATCTATTGCACAGTTAGGGCAACAATTTAATAAACTTATTAAACCAGCTACTCCTAAAGAACAACCTACAATTACTACTCCTTCGTTAGACGCAATTAAACCTACTAAGTCTATAGAAGAAGCTGCAATTACCGCACTGCATCAAAATTTTGAACATTTAAACAAGTCAGTATCTGGTTCATTGACTGAAGTTAAATCATCAAATGCTGAAAAAACTAAAGCTACGGTTGCAGCACCAGTTAAACCTAAGGCTCCTGATGTTTCTAAGTTAGACGACAGCCTGATAAACCTAGCTAAGTTTAAACAATCAATGAATTCTGGCGATATATCTAAAATTGGTATGTCGCAAATGGATCTTAGTGACTCTGGTAAAGCTGCAGAAGACAAATTAGGACCATCTGCTGCTCGTGCAGCATTACAGAAGAAACGTGAAGCATTAGAAGACGCATCTTTTGATTACGAACAAATGAAAGCAGATAAAACTAAGCCAACTGCTGAATCCGCAGAGAAATTAGCTAAGAAAAAAGAAGAAGTTGCAAAATTAGCACTATCATACGAAGATGATCTAATCAAAACTAAAGGTAAATTGAAACTTCATGCTGAAGAAGAAGCTAAACATGCTGAAGTTAAAAATAAAACTGCCAAAGAATCACAAGCAAAACAAGTTGCACAAGCATTAGAGTCTGAAAAGAACTTTATGAAAGAGCACGGCGCAACTGCACAGTCATTATCTAACAAACCTAAAGTAGCTGACAAGTCTATTAAGGAAATGACCGATGCTGAAAAGAATTTTGCAATGTACAGCAGTGGTAATAAACCACCACCGCCAACCCCTGAAGGTATTCACTCACCTAAAGATCCTAAGTTTGATCAGTTGCGTGAACAGCTTGGTAGTTCTTTTAAATCATTAGATGCTACGATTAAACCTGCAGGTTTACCAAAATTAGAAGACATTACTACTAAATATGAGCCAATTAAAGAAGAACCAAAAGAAAAAGGGTTCTTTGATTCGATTAGTGATGTAGGTTCTTCTATTGCAGGGATGTTTAAAGGTGATAATAAACCTGGATTTGCTAAAGGCAATGTAAAATACGAAGAAATATCACAAGAAGAAAAAGATGCCGCAGATAAACGTTCACAAGAAGGTATCGGTAAGGTAGATCATAGTCCAGAAGCAACTGCAGCTCGTATTGCAGAACTTAATAGACAACATTCAAGCTATTACAAGCAAAAACCTGATATTAAAGATGATAAATCTAAAGAACCTGCTAACATCGATGATAAATCTAAAGTCGACCCGCCTAAAGTTGACATTCCGAAGCCTGCTGAATCAAAAGAGCAAGCACATGTTAATGCAATGTACAAAAAGTTTGGATTAGAAACATTTAAAGACTATAATACTAGAACGTCAGCTGAAGTAAAACAATCACATGCGTCGATTAGAGATGTAAAAAAAGATCATGCAACAATAACAACACAAGATGTTCAGCCACCTAAACCAGCTACTCCGCCAAAGGCTGTAGAACCACCTAAACCAGCTACTCCGCCACCTGTACCCGCAGCACCGGCAGCTAAAGATGTAACATTAAAAGATATACATGAAGCGTTAATACAGTTAAATAAGACTATGACACAGATGTCCCAACATACTGATACTATTAGCAGTAATAGTCATAAACAAGTTAAAGCAACAAAGAGTTTATCAGATAATCGATTGGGATAAGCAAATAAAAAAGGAAAATACATATGACATGGCGAAAACACTTTTCACCGGTTGACGTTAATTACGAATATAATCGTTCAGCAAATACATCGCAGAATTCTAAAGCAGGACCTGCTAGAACTAACTATTCTAGCTACTTACCTGATGTATATTCTGGTAGTCCTAACCGAGTTGAACGATATCAGCAATACGAAGTTATGGATAGTGATCCAGAAATTAACGCAGCACTAGATATTCTTGCTGAATTTTGTACACAAAAGCTAAAAGATGGAAAAAGTCCATTTACTGTACGTTGGAATAGCAAAGGTACTAACTCAGAAGTACGAATTTTAGGTGAATACTTACAACAATGGAACAAACTACAACAGTTTGATACTAAAATCTTCCGTATTGTACGTAATGTATTCAAATATGGTGACGCTTTCTTTATTAGAGATCCAGAGACACAAAAATGGAACTGGATTGATAATAGCAAAATCATTAAAATCATTGCAAATGAAAGTGATGGTAAGAAGCCAGAACAATATGTTATTAAAGACCTTGCACCTAATTTTGAAAATTTAGTAGTTACTCAGATTACTCCTAATATTAATCCTAGACAAGCAGGTGGCGGTATGACGTCCGGCGCAGGATATATGGGATCTCCAGGTGCGCAAAAAGGTTCGTCCGGTCCGTCACCTAGTGCAAGTGGTGGTTCTAGGTTTGGTTTAGCTGAAACAGAATATGCAATTGATGCAGAACATATTGTGCATTTATCATTATCAGAAGGGTTAGACAACAATTTTCCATTTGGTAACAGCTTATTAGAGAATATTTTTAAAGTTTATAAGCAAAAAGAGCTTTTAGAAGACGCTATTTTAATTTATCGTATACAAAGAGCACCCGAAAGACGGGTATTTCACATTGATGTAGGTAATATGCCAAGCCATTTAGCTATGGCGTTTGTAGAAAGAGTTAAAAATGAGATACATCAACGTAGAATCCCTAGCCAAAGCGGCGGTGGACAGAATGTAATTGACAGTGCATACAATCCGTTATCAATAAATGAAGACTATTTCTTTCCGCAAACTGCAGAAGGCCGTGGTTCTAAAGTTGAAACGTTACCAGGCGGTACTAATTTAGGTGAAATTGACGACTTAAAGTTCTTTACAAACAAGTTATTTCGCGGCTTACGTATTCCGAGTAGCTACTTACCAACAGGTGCAGACGATTCTCAAGCAAGTTTTAATGACGGTCGTGTAGGAACTGCATACATTCAAGAGTTAAGATTTAACAAATACTGTGAAAGATTGCAAAGTTTAATTACAGAAGCATTTACAAATGAATTTAAAATGTATATGTATGGTCGTGGTGTTAATATTGATGCTAACTTATTTGAATTAGCGTTTAATCCACCAATGAACTTTGCTAGTGCAAGACAAGCAGGGTTAGATTCGGAAAGAATTAATACATTTAATACTATTCAAGCAGTACCATACATGAGTAAACGCTTTGCACTTAAAAGATTTTTAGGATTATCAGAAGATGAAATGGCAGAAAATGAAAGATTATGGGGCGAAGAGCAAGGAAAAGGTCAGCCTACACATACAGATGCCGCAGGAGAACTACGTAGTGCAGGTTTATCCGCAGCAGGTATGGAAGGAGATTTGGGAATGGCAGGAAATCTATCTGCTCCTGCTGATATGGGAATGGGTATGGATGCAGGAATGGGCGGTATGGCTGGCGGTATGCCACCAGCAGCTCCAATGGGTGGCGCAGCACCCCCAATGGGATAAATAGATATATGATACTTAGAGAACTTTTTTATATTGATCCCAACACTCGGCATGTTGCAAGTGAGTTGCGATATTCACCTGAGAATGATGGGTTAACAATGCATCGCTCAGATACTCGTAAAACACGATTGTCTCTCAAACAAATTAATGAATTACGTAAGAGCAGTGAAGCTCATATTTTAGAACAAGAAGTTGAATTACAATTTATTAACACTATGTATTCAACACCTGCACCTGCTGCATAAATAATTTCTAAAATATTAAAAAAACCACCGGTTTGACCCTATTTTTGCACGATTCTTTATAAGTAGTGTAAATATAAGACAGCCTTGTAGAAAACGAAACTATCACAGGAGATTAACATGACTGACCGCAAAAAATTTGAAGCCATGCTTGAGGCATTGATCAATGAAGATCATGAAGCAGCAAAAGATATATTTCACAATATTGTTGTAGCAAAATCTCGCGAAATTTATGAAAATTTATTAGCAGAAGAATCTGAAGAAGATGAATTCGAAGAAGCGTTCGGCGATGATGAAGAAGAATCGGATGACGAAGAAGATGAAACTGATGACTTTGGTGCTGATGAAGAAGGCGACGATGAATTTGGTGTCGACGATGAAGAAGGCGACGATGAATTTGGTGTCGACGATGAAGAAGGCGACGAGTTCGGTGATGACGAGTTTGGTGATGAAGAAAGTGACGGCGATTTAGAAGACCGTGTTCTTGATTTAGAAGATGCATTAGACGAATTAAAATCAGAATTTGAACAATTGTTAGCTGGTGAAGACGATGAACCAGAACACGCAGACATGTTTGGCGACAATGAATTAGGCGGCGACATGGGCGGCTTTGATGATGAAGGCGAAGAAGAAAACGAATTCCAAAGCATGTTTGAATACGTTAACAAAGTTGCATTACCTAAACATGGTGACAACGGCATTAACAACAAAAGCATTTTTAACAAACCTAAGTACAATGACATGGGTGGTACTGTAAATAAATTTGGCGGTACAGCTACTGGTGAAGGTACACAAGGCGGATTGTTAAAACCTACTACATCTAAAATGGATGCTGGTAACCAAAACGTTCCTGGAAACGCAAAAGCTCCTAAATTGAAACCAGTACCAAAAGGCCATGGTGTAGAGAAAAAATCATCTGGTGATAACGGCACTAACAAAAGAAGCTTAATTCCAGGCAGAAAGTAATATATGTTACATCTCCGAGAAAACCTTAGCTTCAACGAAGCACAAATGATCGTTGAATCTGACGAACGGGACGGTAAAAGTTTGCATATGAGTGGTATTTGCATTCAAGGTGGCATTCGTAATGCTAACCAACGTGTTTATCCTGTAAGTGAGATTAGCAAGGCTGTTAAAACCCTTAACGATCAGATTCAAAATGGTTATTCTGTGCTTGGAGAAGTAGATCACCCAGATGATCTAAAAATAAATTTAGACCGAGTTTCACATATGATAACTAACATGTGGATGGAAGGACCAAATGGGTATGGTAAACTTAAAATTTTACCAACCCCAATGGGACAACTTATCCGTACTATGTTAGAGAGCGGAGTGAAATTGGGCGTAAGTTCACGCGGATCCGGCAACGTTAGCGATAGCGGTAATGGTGAAGTATCAGATTTTGAGATTATCACAGTTGATATGGTAGCTCAACCAAGTGCACCAGGCGCGTATCCCACACCTATCTATGAACACCTTATGAATAGTAAAGGTGGTCTTAGTTCAATCCGTTTAGCGGAAGAAGTGAGAGGAGATGCAAAGGCGCAAAAATACCTTAAAGAAAGTTTATTAAATATAATAAACGGACTCCAATAGAAAGGAGAATCACATATGTTGGATGCATTAAAAACGTTATTTGAAAACAATGTGGTTTCGGCAGAAATCAAAGAGTCTATTGAGCAAGCATGGGAACAACGTATCGTTGAAAACCGTGAAATTGTTGCTCATCAACTCCGCGAAGAGTTTGCTCAGAAGTATGAACATGACAAGAACACAATGGTTGAAGCAGTTGATCGTATGATCTCTGAACAACTTCAAAGTGAACTTGGTGAGTTTGTTGATGATCGCAGACAACTAGCAGAAATGAAAGTTAAATTTGCTAGAAAAATGTCCGAAAGTGCAACAGTTATGAATAAATTCGTAACACGCCAATTGGCTTCTGAAGTTAAAGAACTCCACGAAGATCAAATGACTATGGCCAATAAATTTGGTACATTAGAACATTTTGTCGTTGAGGCTTTGGCTCAAGAAATTACAGAATTTTATAAAGACAAACAGGACTTAGCCGAATCAAAAGTTCGTCTAATTCGTGAAGGTCGTCAAGAAATCAAACGAGTAAAACAACAATTTGTACAACGTGCAGCTACAATGGTTGAAAGTGTTGTAGGTCAAACCTTAAACGCTGAAATTACTTCATTAAAAGAAGACATTGAATCAGCTCGTCGTACTGACTTTGGTCGTAAGCTATTCGAAGCTTTTGCTGCTGAATACCAATCAAGTTACTTGAATGAAAAATCCGAAACTGCAAAATTGCTCAAAGTCATAGACATGAAAGATTTGGCCATCAATGAGGCTGCACACGCAGTTGTCAAAGCTGAAAAAATATTAGAAAGCAAACAAACAGAAATTCGTGCGTTGAAAGAGTCGCAAGAAAGAAAAGCGATCATGAGTGAATTGTTAGCTCCGTTAAATGCAGAGCAACGTGATATTATGAGCGAATTGATGACGAGTGTAAAAACTACAAACCTTAATGAAAGTTTTGTAAAATATTTACCAGTAGTTGTTTCTGGTAAACAAGCACCACAAAAAAGACAAGCTCTTGTAGAAGCAAAAGAGATAACAGGAAATAAACAAATTTCCAACACCACCCGTAGCAGCGAAGATGAATCGAATATCATCGATATCCGCCGCCTCGCTGGACTATAAAAATTTAGGAGAATTTAAATGTCAGAACTACTTAATGGCCGTTGGGCAGAAACAAAGCAAGCACTTTTAGAAGGCTTGACAGGTACAAAAAAATCAGTAATGGGCGTAACACTTGAAAATACACGTAGATATTTGATAGAATCTCCTACTGCTGGTGCTACTTCTGCTGGCAACGTTGCAACTTTAAACCGCGTGATTTTACCAGTAATCCGTCGTGTTATGCCAACCGTTATTGCTAACGAATTAGTTGGAGTACAACCAATGACTGGTCCAGTTGGACAAATTCATACATTGCGTGTTCGTTATGCAGATAATTCAAACAGCACAGTAGCTGGTGAAGAAGCATTAAGTCCATTCAAAATTGCAGAAAGCTATTCAGGTAACGACGTAGCTTTAACTGGAGCTGCTAAAGCTGCTTCTACTGCAACGTTAGAAGGACAAGCAGGCAAAAAAATGAGCATTCAAATCTTGAAACAAACAGTTGAAGCTAAAACACGTAAGTTGTCAGCTCGCTGGACATTTGAATCTGCT